AGATCCTAAAGTAGGCACAGGTAAAAAACCAAAAGGTTCTGGGAGGAGATTATACACTGATGAAAATCCTAGAGACACTGTTAGAATTAAGTTTGCGACCCCTACGGACGCTCGTAAAACTGTGGCAAAGGTTAAACGAGTCAACAAACCCTTTGCGAGAAAAATCCAAATTCTTACGGTTGGTGAACAGAGAGCCAAGGTTATGGGTAAGGCAAAGGTGGCTAGCATATTTAAAAAAGGTAAAGAATCAATCAGGAAAGGAAGAAAAACGTGACAGATCAAAAACTAAACGCTCTTAAAAAAAGATATGAAGCACAGATTGCAGAATCTATTGCTACATTAAACATCTATGTTAAAAACTCTGTGGGCATAGGTGAACATCCTCAACATTTGGATGAAATGGATAAACTTCTACAAGTTATTGTAGATGCAGAGGAAAAAATAAAGGTAATGGAAAGATGGACGGATTAGTAATTGTATCAAAACTACAAAAGATATTAAAAGATAGACTTCAAGCTGTTGGGGATACTATGATTACAGGTGGGGTTGACAATATGGAAAAATATCAATATATGTTAGGACAGGCACGTACATATCAGTACTTGTTACAGGAAATCTCTAACCTGCTAGAAAATAAGGAGCAACAAGATGAGCAAGGAAATGTTATCGACATCAAAGGAAATACCAAAGCATAAAAACGCTTTGGAAGAAAAGTATAAAGCACAAGAAGAAAAAGAACCTCTAAATCCAGATAGTATAAAAGCTGTTACAGACCAGTTGCCTGAGCCAAGTGGCTGGAGACTTTTAGTTTTACCTTTTACACCAAAAGAAAAAACTAAAGGTGGAATAATTATTGCGCAAGAATCACTAGAAAAATTACGAATAGCTACAAATTGTGGTTATGTAATAAAGATGGGACCGTTGGCCTATCACGATAAAGAAAAATTTCCAACAGGACCGTGGTGCAAAAAAGGACAATGGGTTATTTTTGCAAGATACGCAGGATCAAGATTACCCATTGAAGGTGGAGAAGTCCGTTTATTAAACGATGATGAAGTTTTAGGAACCATAGAAAATCCTGAATCTGTTCTTCACCACATATAATTAATAAGGAGAAACTATGCCAGAAACTAGAAAATACGAAACAAACGAAATGGTAGACATAGATAATTCAGGACCTGAAGTAGATGTGACTTTACCAGAAGAAAAAAAACAAGAGGTTCAGACCGAACAAAAAGATACTTCCAATGAAGTTATTGTTGAAGAAGTAAAAGAGGAAGTAAAAGAAGAAGTTAAAGAACCAGAACAAAAAACAGAAGAAGAAAAAGAACCTGTTAAAGAAGAAAAAAGTTCTGAGGACAAGAAAGAATTAGAGGATTACAGCGAAGGTGTAAAAAGAAGAATTGCTAAACTTACTAAAAAAATGCGTGAAGCAGAAAGACAAAAAGAAGCTGCTTTAGAATATGCAAAGGGAGTTAAAGCAGAAGCTGAGAAAACTAAAACTAAATTAACGACTATGGAGCCAAGCTATATGTCTGCTATGGAAAATAGAGTTACTTCTGGTTTAGAAGCAGCGACAGCTAAACTTGCAAAAGCAAGAGAAGCTGGAGATTTAACAGCTGAAATCCAAGCACAAAAAGAAATAGCAAGACTAGGTTTAGAAGAAGCTAGAGTTGAAATGATGAAGAAAAAAGCTGAAGCTGAAAGTAAACAAAAGCCAGTTAAAGAAAAAACTCTTGAAGACGCTATTAAACCTCAAACTGCACCATCAGATCCAAAAGCTAATGAATGGGCAGAAAAGAATCTTTGGTTTGGTACAGACAGCGCTATGACTTATACAGCGTTTGATTTGCACGACAAACTAACTAAAGAAGAGGGTATGGACCCCTCCACTGATGAATATTATGCGGAGATTGATAGAAGAATGCGTATTGACTTTCCACATAAATTTGCTAAAAGTGAAGATAAGGTGACGACCAAGCCGACACAAACAGTAGCTTCAGCGAAGCGAAGTGTAAACCCGGGTCGCAAAACAGTGAGACTCACACCCTCACAAGTTACAATCGCTAAAAAATTAGGTGTGCCACTAGAAGAATATGCGAAACAATTAAATATCACGAAGGAGGTATAAGCATATGAGTAATGAAAACGAAAAAAGAACTTCCCGTGCGAGCCAAACAAGAGTTAAAGAAGAACGAAAAAAAGTTTGGACTCCACCATCATCTTTAGATGCACCCCCTGCACCGGATGGGTACAAACACAGATGGTTAAGAGCTGAGAGTATGGGATTTGATGATACATCAAATATGTCAGCTAAATTGAGATCTGGATATGAGTTAGTGAGAGCTGATCAATACCCAGAATCAAATTTTCCAACTGTCCAAGACGGTAAATACAAGGGCGTGATCGGAGTTGGCGGCCTTTTGCTGGCAAGGATACCAGAAGAAATTGTTGAGTCGCGAAAAGAATATTTTGCAAAACAAACAAAAGACAAAGTAGACGCGATAGAAAACGATTTGATGAAGGAACAGCATCCAAGTATGCCTATCAATAGTGATAGACAGACTCGTGTAACCTTCGGTGGTACAAAGAAAAGTTAATTTTTTAACGATTCTCGGGTTAATCCCTACCAACGAATTAACATTAACCCGTTTATGGGTAAAACCATAAACAGAATAAGGATAAAACTATGGCAAACAAAGACGCAGCGTTCGGTTTTAGACCAACAAGATCTCTTGTAGGTGGAGAACTAAGAACGGAAGAATACGCTATAGCAGCAAACCACGGGACTTCAATATTTACAGGTCAAGTGGTAGAAGCAGTAGCGGGTGGCGGTATTGAGCAAGCAGCAGCTGGAGACACACAACAAGTTGGTGTTTTCGGTGGATGTTTCTTTACTGATCCATCAACAAGTAAGCCAACGTTTAAAGCTTTTTACCCAGCAAGCACAAATGCTTCTGATATAAAAGCTACAGTACACGTTGATCCATTTACTGTGTTTGAAGCACAACACGATGGTACAGGGACAGCGGCGATGAACAATTCTGCTTTTGACTTTGTGGGAACTTCAGGTTCTACAATCACTGGTCAATCGACTTCAGAAATTGACACGTCGACTTCTGGAACATCAGGTGGTTTCAAACAAATCGGAATCTCAACAGATCCCGAAAACAGTGATACGAGTTCAGCTAATGTAAACGCATATGTCGTTTTCAATACAGGTGAGCACGTATTTAAATTAACAACAGGCGTATAATAGAATAGGAGTATAATATTATGGCAATATCAAGAGCACAACTAGTTAAAGAACTAGAGCCAGGATTGAATGCACTATTCGGCCTGGAATATAAAAACTACGCAGATGAGCATCTTCAGATCTACGATGTAGAAAACTCTGACAGAGCTTTTGAAGAAGAAGTAATGTTATCTGGTTTCGCTAACGCTCAGGTAAAACCTGAGGGTACAAGCGTAAACTTTGATTCAGCTACTGAATCTTTTACTGCTAGATACACTCACGAAACACTTGCTTTAGCTTTCTCAATCACTGAAGAAGCGATTGAAGATAATTTGTATGACAGACTTGCGTCTAGATATACAAAAGCATTAGCTAGATCTATGGCTAACGCGAAACAAGTTAAAGGAGCAAACGTGTTAAACAATGGGTTTGACTCAAACTTCACAGGTGGTGATGGTAAGGAGCTTTTTGCTACTGACCACCCAATCACTGGTGGAACGTTTAGAAATGAGTTAGCAACTGCAGCAGATCTTAACGAGACATCGTTAGAGCAGTCGTTAATCGACATCGCAGCGTTCGTAGACGATAGAGGTTTGAAAATTGCAGCAAGAGGATTGAAAATGATCATTCCTTCTGAGCTTCAATTCGTAGCTGAGAGATTGTTAAAGTCTCAAGGCAGAACTGGAACAGCTGACAATGACATCAACGCATTGGCAAATATGGGAATGATTCCGCAAGGATATTCAATTAACCACTATTTGACTGACACAGATGCATTTTTCATCAAAACTGATGTGCCTAACGGAATGAAAATGTTCGTTAGATCACCAGTAAAAACAACGATGGAAGGTGATTTCGAAACTGGAAACGTAAAATACAAAGCTAGAGAGAGATATTCATTTGGATTCTCAGACCCTAGAGGTATGTTCGGTTCTCCAGGAGCAGCGTAATCTAATAACTTTTAATTAAGAAGGGGGCTTTCGAGCCCCCTTTTTTTATGCTAAAGAAGAAAGGCACTATGAAAAATTTCCGAGTACAAATCAGAGCATATGGGTATTATGCATCTTTTGAAATAACATCAGAAGATGAAGATAAAGCCTTTGAAAATGCACTAGTTGACAAACTAGGAAAAAATGATATTGTCTGGGAAAAAGATGGATTTATAGACCATCGTAAACTATGGATAACCTACGAGGAGATCATAGATGCAAATGCAAGTAAGGGACCTTTACAAACAGAAGAGAGGTCTGGAGACAGAGTGGGCGGTGCAGCAGCGTAACCACCAAAGATATACTTTGGATATGGTTAGGATTGACAACAAGATTAGAGAAGTTGTTAGTCAAATTAAGTTAGAGGAAGCTAGATTAGCTAATCTAACTAATAAGATTGAGGACGCAGCACCCGAAGTTTCAGTAGCTACTTAATAAAAAGCTACATCGTTGAAATACGTAACTTCATTACAGGCTCTCTTGCACTTTATTAAAATCTATTATATAAATTAATCACTATACATAAAAAATAAAAATAGAGCGTAGACGCGTATAGTCGACTGCCCCTAGGGACTGCGTTCTGATATTCTAGGAGGAATATTATTATGGCAAACACAACATTTACAGGACCGGTAAGATCGGAATCAACTGTAAAAGTTTCAACAAAAAACACTACAACTGGTGCACATACAGATAAAGTGGTTGTTGGAACAAATTCAACTGGAGACACTTCAAGCAACACAGCTGGATCTGTTGAATTAAAAGCAGCATCTACAAACACGATGACTCTTCAAACGTACCAAGCTACAATCACTGTGGCTGACGGTGCAACTACAGGTAAAGAAGCGTCTATTGGAATGCCCGCAAACTTTGCACCATTAGCTATTGGTGTTAACGTAACTACAGCATCATCAAATGCTGTAAACTTAGTGGACGTTGGAGATGATGCAGACACTGATTCTTATTTAGACGGTGCAACTATCGCTGTTAACTCTACAGGATTCAAAGGTATTTTTGGATGTAATGGAGTTAGAGGATTAGGAACTGGAACATCTGGTGCAACAGGAACTGCTGATGAAGTAGAAGTTGTTTTAGGTGGTGATCCAGGAGGAGATACAGTTATAAGATTAACTTTTATAGGTATCTTAGGAGCATAATTATTAACTTTAGTTACAGTGGGGGCTTTGCCCCCACAGTTTCTTGATTAAGGAGGGAAACGATGGCAGACACAGTAACAGGACCTACTATCTTGCAACAGAATGACAAGAGAGTAACCATTAAAATAGTAAATCAATCAGACGGAACAGGCGGCACAACTGTATTTGCAGATGTATCTGCACTTGCAGCTAACGTATCTGGAAAAAGTCCAACACATTTAACGCTACAAAGATTGTGGTATTCTTGTTCAAATGGTGATGGAAAGGACTCTTTTGCTCGTTTAGACTATGAAGATTCAGATGGAGATATTCCAATTGTAACTTTAATAGGATCTGGGTATTGGGATTTTAGAGAATTTGGTGGAGTTCCAGCAAATACCTCATCTAACTCAAATGAAAACGATGTAAACTTTGTTGTACCAGGTGCAGCTGATTCTGGAAATACTTACACAGTTATTGCAGAGTTCTTGAAGAATTATTAGGAGGGTAACGGATGGCCAATACAACTTCCGGCACAGTTACTTTCGATAAAACTTTTGCAGTTGATGATATCATTGCAGAGGCATACGAACGAATTGGTTCACAAGTAACTTCTGGATACCAGTTAAAATCAGCAAGAAGATCTCTTAACATTCTTTTTCAAGAGTGGGGTAACAGAGGTTTACACTATTGGGAAATAGGCGATACGAATATTGATCTAATTGAAGGTCAAGCAGAGTATGCTTTTTTTAGATCTAGTGCTGATGGTACTTCAGCTGTGACTGTTGGAGGCACAAGTGGCTCTAGCACGTTTGGTTTAGCTGATGTATTAGAGGCAACGTTTAGGCAAAATAGAACACAAACAACACAATCTGATTCTGCTTTAACTAAAATAGATAGATCAACATATTCAGCTATTGCTAATAAATTAACAAAAGGCACACCAGCTCAATACTTTGTCCAAAGATTTATTGATAAAGTTACAGTCACTTTATACCCAACACCAGATTCATCAGCAGCATCAAAAGATGTGCACATTAATTTTGTTAAAAGAATACAAGACGCAGACTCTACATATACAGATGCAACAGACGTTCCATTTAGATTTGTGCCTTGTATGGTATCAGGATTAGCATTTTATTTAGCACAAAAGTATGCACCAGACAGAGTTCAAGCATTAAAACTATATTATGAAGACGAGTTAGCAAGAGCGTTAGCAGAGGATGGTTCTTCTACAAGCACTCACATAACTCCGAAAAACTATTACCCGAGTATTTAATTATGCCAAAATATGCAAAAGCAATATCAGATAGATCAGGACTTGAGTTTCCATACGATGAGATGGTTACAGAGTGGAATGGTTCTTTTGTTCACATATCTGAGTATGAAGAAAAACATCCACAGTTAGAACTTAGAGCTAACAGAGGAGCAGAACAACAAGGTCTAAGAAATGCTAGACCTCAACGAATAGAAAATGAAGTTTTAATATTATTAAAACCAGATGCTTTTGAAACCATATCAGCTAGTTCTGGAATCATAAACGTAGCAGAACAAGGACACGGTAGATCTACTGGAGATACGGTAAGATTTAGAGGTGCAAGATACACAACATCAGACCCAGATGGTTTCAAAAATCCAAAAGATTTTGATGGTATTACAGGATCAAATATAGCAAAAGCTGCTGGTTACTCGATTACTGTTGGTAAAAGAGATTCTAGCGGAAATATTGCAAACACAGAAAATTTCTACCACTTTACTGTAGACACAGATACTGCTACAACTGGTGGAATATCAGGAGGAGGAATAGGTTGCTCATCAGGACCAGTGACCTTAACAGCATAATATGGCAGGATTAAGCGCATCAGGATTAAAGACACAGATAAGAAGTTACACTGAAGTTAGCTCTACAGTTCTTTCTGATTCTGTTTTAGAGAATATTATTTTAAATGCTCAATATAGAATTTTTAGAGATGTGCCTATTGATGCAGATAGAAAAACAGCCACAGGTAATTTTACATCTGGAACAGGCACTGTAACAGTGCCAGCAGGTGCTGTGTTTATCAGAGCGGTTCAAGTCTATACCGCAACTGGATCTACGTTTACAGGTGCTAATACTTATCTAGAAAAAAGAGATATAACATTTTTAGAAGAATATATTTCAGCAACTACATCTACTGGAACACCAAAATATTACGCAATGTTAGACACAGGAGCAACTGGAGAGAGCTCATCAAACTCTGGATCTATAATTGTATCACCAACACCAAGTGCAACTTTTGCATACAAAATACACTACAATGCAATACCAGCTTTATTGGAAAATAATGACACTAATTATATTAGTTTAAATTTTCCAAATGGTCTGCTATATTGTTGTCTAGCAGAGACGTATGGTTTTTTAAAAGGACCTGCAGATATGTTACAGTTATACGAACAGAAATATAGACAAGAAGTTCAGAAATTTGGAGGAGAACAAATTGGTAGAAGACGAAGAGATGACTATACAGATGGTACAGTCAGAATACCTGTTAACTCACCAACACCGTAAGGAATAAAATATGGCATCAACATTTTCAGATCTAGGTATAGAACTAATGGCAACTGGCGAAAACGCCGGGACTTGGGGAACAAAAACTAATACTAACTTACAAATTGTAGAAAAAGCTATCGCTGGTTATGTAGAAAAGTCTATCGCTGGCGGTGCAGCGACAACAGCTTTAACTATTACAGATGGTGACACCACAGAGTCTACATCGGTTGCAAGACACGCCGTTATAAAATTAACTGGAACTATTACAGGTAATCAGATTGTCACTGTTCCAGACTCAATAGAAAAAGTTTACATTGTAGTAAATGGCACAAGCGGTGCACACACTGTTCAATTTAAAACTGCATCAGGAACAGGTGTAACTTTTGGTGCGTCTGATAAAAGCACTAAATTAGTTTTTTCTGATGGTACAAATATAGTCGATGCCAGTTTTGGCGGTGCAACAGATTTAGATGGTGGAGTATTAACACTTGATGCTGACGCGGATACAACAATTACAGCTGATACAGATGATCAAATAGATATTGCAATAGCTGGAGCTGATGATTTTAGATTTACAGCAAATACATTTACAGCTTTATCAGGAAGTAGCGTTGTTATACCTGATGGCGGTTTAACTTTAGGTAGCACTGCTGTTACATCAACTGCGGCAGAGTTAAATATTTTAGATGGTGTAACATCAACTGCAGCAGAGTTAAATATTCTTGACGGTGTAACTTCAACAGCAGCAGAATTAAATATTTTAGATGGTGTAACTTCAACTGCGGCAGAATTAAATTTATTAGATGGTATTACTGCAGGAACTGTATCTGCATCTTTAGCAGTCATAGTAGATTCAAACAAAGATATATCTGGATTTAGAAACTTAAGTATAACTGGGGATCTTACAGTAGCTGGTGATGACATTACTATGGGCACAAACACTGCAGGTAATTTATTAATTGCAGATGGTACAAATTTTAACTCTGTAGCAGTAAGTTCATTATCAGAAATATCTACAGTTGCTAATGATGATGTATTTTTAGCTATTGATACTTCAGGTGGTGGTCTTAAAAAAATTGCAAGATCAGCGGTAGTATCAGGTCTTGCTACATCAGGCGCAATATCAAACGTAGTAGAAGATTCCACACCACAATTAGGTGGTAATCTAGATATGAATGGTAACGATATTGTTACTACATCAAATGCAGACATTGAATTAGCTGCAAATGGGACAGGAAAAGTTGTTGTAAAAGGTAATACTAACCAAGGTGCTATACAATTTAATTGTGAAGCCAATTCCCACGGACAAATCGTAATTGCTGCACCACACTCGGAAAGTGCTTCAAATACTTTAACTTTACCAAGCACTGGTGGTAATGCTAGATTAGTTTCAACATCCTCAACTGCAACATTAACAAACAAAACACTAACATCACCAAAAGTGAATGAAGATGTTGCCGTTACTGCAACAGCAACAGAAATAAATATATTAGATGGTGTAACTTCAACAACTGCTGAATTAAATATATTGGATGGCGTTACATCCACAGCAGCGGAACTTAATATATTAGATGGTGTTACATCTACAGCAGCTGAACTTAATATTTTAGATGGCGTTACATCTACAGCTTCAGAATTAAATATATTAGACGGTGTTACATCTACAGCAGCGGAACTTAATATTTTAGATGGCGTTACATCTACAGCTACAGAGCTAAATATTATGGATGGTGATACATCAGCTAGTTCTACGACACTAGTAGATGCTGATAGATTAGTCACAAACGATGCTGGAACGATGAAACAGGTAGCGTTAACAGACGTTAAAACATATTTATCAAGTGCAGGATTTAGTTCAGACGACCCGACTGCACTTGCAATTGCGTTAGGGTAAGGTATAAAGTAGTAGGAGGATATAAATGGCAAACACGTTCAAAGTAATAACTTTCGCAGCAGAACCAGCTTCAGCAGGCACACCTTATAAGATGTATACTTGCGCTGGAAGTACAACTACTGTTGTTCTTGGGTTAATCCTTACTAATATTCACACGACTGCAGTAACTGCAGAGGTTGAATTAGTAAGTGACACAAGCAATAGAGGCGGTGCAAATAACGTTGCTAATGGAACCTCGTTTCTTGTAAAGGATGTAAATATTCCTGCAGGAACGTCACTTGAGATATTATCAGGTGGTAAGGTTGTATTAGAGGCAACGGATGAGATTAAAATAGATTGTTCTGTAGCGGATAAAATATCAGGAACTCTGTCGATAATGGAGATAACGTAAGATGGCGTATATTGGTCCAATACCAGCAGAAACATTTACATCATTTGCAACTCAGGAATTTTCAACGAGTGCTACAACCTCCTACACGTTGGATCACCCAGTTACAAATGAAAATGAAATAGCGTTATTTATTAATAACGTAAGACAACAACCTGGTTCAGGTAAAGCATACACAGCTACTGGAACTGCACTTACATTGTCTGCAGCTACAGCTAGCACAGATACTATGTATGCTGTATTTTTAGGCAGAGCATTACAAACAGTTAATCCAGCAGATGCATCTGTTGGCACATCGCAATTAGCAGCTACTTCTGTAACAGCAGCTAAATTAAATAATGATATTATTTCAGGCACTACAGCATTAGCAGAAGCTCCAGCTGATACAGATGAATTTTTAGTATCAGATGCTGGAACTCTTAAAAGAATAGACTACTCACTTATTAAAGGTGGTGGAATGTTTGAAAAATTAATTACAACAACCATTTCAAGTGCAACTGCAAACATTACTTTTAATAATACTTATCTAACAACTGCACATAGAGATTACAGAGTAGTTTTTACAGGTATGAAACCCGCTACAGATAATAAAAGATTAACTATGGTTATAAGTGATGATAATGGAAGTAGTTTTAAAGGTGGTAGTGATTACGAATATCGAATGAAAGAAATGCAACAAGGCAATTCAGGTTTTGGACAAAATGATTCAGCTAACAATAGTAAATTTGAATTAACAGTTGATGGTGATGGTAATGGTACAGGCGAAGCATTGCACGGACATATTGATATTTTTGACCCTCTAAATCAAAATAGTGATAGTCAATTTTTTTCGTGGCAAGCTGATTTAGTATATTTTGATTCTGATGGAGACAATAATTATGTTTTTGGTAATGGTTATTATAAAAGTAGTGGTACAGAAAGTACAGTTTTTAATGCTATCAAATTTGCATACGCTTCAGGAAATATCCTTTCAGGAAGTGCAACACTTTATGGGAGAAAAATATAATGGCATATATAGGTAAACAACCAGTAGTAGGAAACTTTCAAAAGTGTGATGCAATATCGGTTGTTAATGGACAAGCAGCATACACACTAAACGTTGGTGGT